AACAGCAAGAAATCCATTTCTGGCAGCTATTTCAATGTGCATGTTTTCGATAGCGATAACTGCCTCGCCTGGTCCGATGTAATCCCCTGTGAAGTTGACTTGAATCGGTCTGTCTGTCTCATTGACATACTGCGTCATTCCATTGCATCCGGATGGAATTGAAGTTTGCGGTGTTTTAAAAATTTTCATAACTTTTAGGCCTCTAGCTGATTTATCGTCATTGCTGTAAAGTCTATTTCATCAAGCATTCCGTATGGTTCGCGCGTGATTACTTCTTCTAGCTCTATATCATAACCTAAATAAGCACCAGCCATTACACGGTCACCCTTTAATAGCGTTAATTCAGAAAACTCTTCTGTTAATGTTTCCTCTAGTATTTTTGCGCTTCTTGTTGTGTACGCCCTTGACAAACATGGGTGGTCAAGAAGGGCGGACCTCACAACCGTTGTTAGCTGGTCTCTCATCAGCGTTGCGGCCTCTGAGCCCTCTGTTCTAACCCAGACGTACGTACGCATTCCGTAAATGACCGTGTACATCGGGTCGTTGTTTCCGACGTAGTTCTCTCGCTCAAATCTCTTTGTGGATATAGCGACAGTAATGATTGTTGGCCATTCATCAAGAGCTAGTGGCTCGTACGTTATGTACTTTTCCGGGGAAGGAAGCGCCGTTGAGTCAAGATTCCATGAGTTTCTGTATCTGATGATTCTTTGCGGAATATCTTTCTCCAGGTACCCGTTGACATATTGCTTAGCAAACTGAGCGCCAAACATTGTTTCTAGCGTCATGTGACTTCTCCCTGCACAACCCAAGAGGCGTAAGATGAGCCAACCCATTCAGCAAACTTCCTAGGAACAAACACTATTTGACGCTTTGGCATCTTTTCTGTCCCCATCTGATGAAACTTTGCGTAAGAAACTGTAGTCCCAAATTCAAACTCGGTATTGGACATGCGGAGGGCGGTGTTGGAGAGGTTTGCAAGGCTTGAAAACAGCCGACCAGTTCTAACCATTGGCGGAGCGCCAGGGAACGCAACTGCCTTCCATGAGCCATATTGGGCATCAAGTGGAGCCCATCCGCCCGCTAGAAGCCCATTAGATGCAAAGTTTGCAGCGTTTGACATTTCCAGACGCGTCTTAGCCTCTGGAAGCAATGGAAGCATCGTCAGGGCCCGTGAGGACATCTTGAAAAGCTTTTTGTCAAGGTTCCCAATGTCTATGCTGACAGACAGTTTTACCTTGTCGCTCATGCGATACGACGCCTTCTCCATCGCTTGATGGCCATAAGCTCCTTTTCAAGAAACCCAGTCTCCATTGGGGCAACGCCGCGTGGATTAAGGTCCTTTACGCCTACAACGTCGTCATGCATGTTCTGCATTTCTCTTGTAGCTGCGCGAAGAATCATGAGTTTAAATACGTGGATTTGGTCTCCGTCTAGACCTGCTGTGTAGGTGACAGTTACTTCGTCATTAGGCATGGCCCGGTACATGTCAATTCCATAACGGTGAACTATGTAGTCTCTTTCGAACATCTGAACAACAGCATCACCCTCTGGGGTTCTCAGGGAAACCTCAGAAACGGAGATTATTGGAGTGTTACGAAGATAAACAGTAGCTGGCGTCAGCATGTAGGGAAGCGTTGTTCCGGTTGTGTCTAGCGTGTAGTCATAGAAGAATGAGGCTTGAGGGACTGACCGGAATTCGCCGGCGATTATGTGAACTTCTTCAAATTCGTCAACCTCTATAGGTCTACGCAAATAGCCCTCTAGTTCACTTTGAAGCCCAAGCAGGACCATCTCTGCGGCATCTCTTTGTCTGTTTGTTAAAGAGATGTCCATATATGTAATTAGGTCACTTATGGACACAAGCATTATTGCCTCTTATCTCTATCTTCGTCCCAGGGCGATGTCTCGACCCTCTGAAGCCAGCGCACGGCCCTGCCCGGCACTTGTACGCACGCGATTGCCTCTTCCGTACTGGAGGCGGTCTGCAAGTCTATTCAGGGTATACGAAACAGCACGACGCCACCATGGTGGTCTTTGCTCGCCGGTAAGTTCTTCGTCGTCTACATCGTTGGGGGGTGGCACTAGAAACCTCCGTAAAAGCCATTTGTTTCTAGGTTACCACTTTAAAAAGCCACGAAAGTTATCTATCGGGATTCGGCGGTTTCTCTATCTCGGCCATTTCTTCAGCTGAGCCTTTTGGTGCCTCGATAGGAACCCAAGCCCTGGAGTAGGTGTGTTCAGATATTTTGCGCTGCTTTATCACGGAGCTGTCCATCATTAATCCAATTTCAGCGTAGCTCATGTTAAATATTTCTTTTAGCTCGTCGATGTTGTATTTACCCGAATGGAACACATCCCGAACTATGACGGACATGTATTTTGCAACAATCTGTCCTCGACCCCTATTGAGCGAGATGTGCATAACCATTGCGTCTATCGCGTCAACGTCCTGAAAGATGACTGGAATTTCCTTCTTGTCCCTCTTCATTATTCGCTTGTCGGACTGGGCGCAAACCCATCGGTGAAAACCGTCGATGATAAATCCTGTGGACTTCTGGACAATTATCGGTGAAACCCACCCGTAATCATGAAGAGAGTCGGCTAATACCTGGAGGTCTGGCTTTAGTACGTGAGTAGCTCGCCATGGCGCAGGCTTTATGGAGTCGAACTTTACGTTAGAGATTTGCATTTATTTCCTCTGCCTCTATGGCTTCTTGAACGGTATACGCTCTGGTTCCTGGCCCAATTGGGTTTACTGAAGTTGCGCTTATCTCATTCATAAGCAAATTTCTAATAAGCCAATGAAGTGGATATGCCCTAGGGTCTTTGGCGTGTTTTTTCCTAAACTCAGACGCATAGGACATAGCTCGCTTTTTTAATCCGGGCGTTAAAACGTTTTCTTCAATGCATCGTTTAACCCCATCCCATCCGTCTGAGGAGTATCGCATGATGACTGCCTCAATATTGAATTCTGGCCACCAGCGGCGCTGGGCGTCTATCTGAGGGAAACAGGTTACAAGCCGGTCGTAGAATTCTGGCTCAGTAACAACTACGTCTCCTATTCGGCGTATGGCGACAGAGTGAAGAGGAATACCAACCCGGGCATTGCTTCCAGTTAACGCGGCATAGTCGTAGTACTCGCAGTAGTTTGCACCATGCTCTTCTGCCACATACTTGAAGACGTCGTCCGCTGTCCAGTCATAAATAACCTTTGCAAAACGCAGGGGTATGTTTTTACGCATTTTATATGGCGTAACAATGTAATTCTCGTGCAGCTTTTGAACGCAAGAGCGATATCTAATCATTGACTCGTTTGCCCTGACGCCAGTCAAAAAGGCAACTTTGCCCTTCTTTCCCTGCATGGTGTAGTAGTCGATTGACTCTGGAATTTTCTTGTCAGGGTCGAGACCAAAGTGCTCTGCGGTTATTGCCCACTCAGGTATGTCTCTAACAAGCCTGCCTTGCTTCTTTCGCATTCCAGACCACAGTAGACAGTACTCTCGCCTGCCAAGAACCCATACCTCTTGGCCAACAGGAAGGCAGTACCACTCCATGTCAACCCAGTCATAGTTTCTAACTTCTTCCATGAACTTAACAACAGAAGGGCTGACCATTTCTTCGTCGCGGAAAATTACCTTCACAGGCCCAAGTCCGCGTTCTTCGTGTATTTCTTTGGCAAGATACAAAACTGCAGTGCTGTCTTTTCCACCGGAAAACTGAACACACACTGTGTCAAAAGTGTCGTAAACGTGCCGAACTCGTTCCCTGGCAGCGTCTACGCACGAGATGTCCAAATAAAGTTTTTGTCTAGACATTTTCTTCTTCTAGTTGTAATTGTTCTGTTTTAATCATCGACTTAATAATCCTATGAAGGTCCATGAGTGCAAGCGTTGGGCCTGTAAATAGTGCGGTTTCAATATCTACGAAAGACCGAAAACTACATGAAGCAGTCCATGCTGAAGGGTCTTTCATGTTTAATGAAAACATAACCCCATTAAGCGAGAACCATCTCGCATAAGAAATTATGTCCGAAGGCTCAGCAAGAGGGTTAGTAGTCGGCGTGAGCATCTATAAACTCCATCAATCGTTGTGCTGTTGTGTCGCCTTCATATACAGGTGAGGACTTTAAGAACCTAATGAACTCATACCATTGGCGCTGTTGTTCGGCGTCGTCAAAAACTAGAGTGTACTGAACAACCGCTTTCGCAGCCCTGGACAGACCCACAGCCGAGCTACCCAAAGAAACGGCATCTTCAATGTTGACGTTGTCTGTAGCCGTCAGTCTGGCTTCTCCAGATTCGTCAAATTTTGCTGTCACCTTCTCTGAAGAAGGGCGTTCTTCAAGCTTGTTTGGCATGGGCATAACCATTTCTGGCGCTATGTACCCAGTGCCGATGTCTGTATCCATTTTGGATGCGTAAGACGAAGTTTCGTCTAGTGCCGCCATCTCAAACTCATCCCAGCCGAGACCATCGAGAAGTTCAAAATACTCAGGTCGTATGTCGTCAAGAAGGTTAAAAAGTTCCGACTGCTCTGTATGTCCGAGCTCCATCGTTCGGTTGTCAGCGAGCGCAAATGCTATGGCTCTAGAATCGTCTACCGACATTTTTACAGCGGCAATATGTGTCCAGCCAAGCTTTTTTGCCGCCTGAAGCTGATGGTTTCCAGCAATTACAGTGGAAGTTCCATCTTCGTTTGGTCTAACCACTATTGGCTTGACTTGCCCAAACTCGGCATAGGACGAAGCGATGGCGTCAACATCACCACGACGGGGATTGTTTTCTAGCTGAACAAGAGTATCGACATCCATGAGAAGACTATTTAGTTCTTCGTTTACGTTGTGTTTCATTACATCACCTGTGCCCTGACGTTTGCATTAAGTGTTCGAAGCGCATCAATGCTCGTGCGCAGTGAAGTCAGCTTCTCGCGCTTGGATTTTACTAGAGCCTCAGCAATTTTGTAGTCAAGCATTTCGTCACCAAGCTTGTAGTCCGACCAAGCTTCTCGCTCCTTAATCGAGCCCTTAGCGGAGAGGTATTCCTTTGCCCAGCTTGACTTATAGAAGGCTTCCTTCTTTGCCGAGTCTTGAGCAATCGTTTCAAAAGCTTCTGTTTCCTCTTCAAGCATTCCCATTAAGCGAAGCAGCTCTTCTTCTATTTCTACTTGAGAGATTGGCTTATTGCGGTAGTTCATTTATTCCTTCTAGCGGAGACCAGTCAATTGTTTGCAACGTTGACATGTTTACTTCTGGCCAAGTGTACTGACTTAACCCAAGATGCGCTAGACCCATTTGCTCCAAAATCCAGGCATCACACATGTCATCAGAACCAGAACCGGCAAAGACAATTCCGGTCTTGGCAGAGATTGCGGACATAACGTCGTTCTTTGAGGAGTTGCCTTTCCCTGTAGCAAATTTTGCGCGACAAGTAGGCGGAACATCAACATATTTTATGTCGTTTTCCCATAGCTTCATCCTTACACACCCTCCAAGCTCTCCGATGCTGTGTGCACGAGAGACACGGGAAGCAAATGCGTAGCTTTCAATTATCGCACAGCTAATTTTTCTTTCTAGACACAAATCTAGAATAGTTGTAGAAATAAACGAAAGTCTTTCTGCTTCTTTAGATTTTGTAGATATTACAAAAGTTTCGCCACCAATAGACACACCGGTAGAGGTGAGTGATAAATCGAGGCCGACCAAACTTTTTAATGACACGCCAGGAACCATACTATACATGGATGTAAAAATATCGTTAAC